TTCAACCAAACGATGTTTTCCTCAACCTTGAGCATGACAATACGCGCAGGATCGGAAAAAGTATCGCCATGAATGTGAACGACAAGGAAATGACGGCTACATTCAAAATCGCTAACACAACAGCTGGAACCGATGCGCTAACAGAGGCAATGGAGGGCTTGCGCGATGGATTTTCAATTGAGTTAGCTGTTGATAATTATGAAATGCAAAAGGATGGCACTATGAAAGTTTTGAACGGGCAGCTCACAGCTGTCGCATTGGTTACAGAGCCAGCTGTTCGATCAGCTCGTGTCTCAGAGGTAGCCGCATCAGAGGATTCTGAAACTCACGAAGTTGCAGATACAACAAACCAAAATGAAGGAGACAAAGTGGAAAACACTACCGAAAATGCCGCTCCTGCCGTTGAACCGGTAGCAGCTCCAATCGTCGAACCTGTACAGGCATCACGTCCGGCCTATTACACATCACCACGATCACCAATTGTGGACAAGGTTTCTTATCTAGAGCATTACCTCAAGGCAAGCATTTTGCATGACGAGGATTCTCGTCAGTACGTTCGCGCGGCTGATAACACAACATCAACAGCACCGGGCATGATCCCAACACCACAAAGCACACAGGTAATCAATGCACTTGCTAACGCAGATCGCGGAACAATTGACGGCATTAGCCGTGAAACATTGGTTGCCGAAGGCATGACATTTGAGCTACCTCGAGTCACAGCTGTGCCGAGCGTTGATGCAATTGCTGAGAATGGCGCAATCACAGAATCATCACTATCAGCGACATTTTTATCAGTTAGCGTTCAACCATTCAAAGGTCGCGCAATTTCAACGGTTGAATTGATTGACCGTAGCCGTCCGGAGTATTTGACAGCTTTGTTGCAGAATCTTGAATTTGCTTATGCAAAAGAAACTGACGAATACGCACTTGCAGCAATGCAAGCTGCTGTTACTACCACAACAGCACAAACAGCAAATTCAGCAACAGGATTCCTTGGCTACACATCAAAGGCAGCCGCAGCTGTTTATGGCGCATCACTCGGTTTTGCTCGCTCATTGATCGTTTCACCAACACAATGGGGCAACATCATGGGTTACAACGACAATGGCGCACCTCTATACAACGCGGCACAGCCATCAAACGCAGCTGGAAACGTACGCGGCGATTCATTGCGCGGTGTAGTTTCACCGGGCTTAAATCTTTATGTTTCACGCTCATTTGGTAACGCTGGCACAACAACAGCTGACGGCGATTCATCAATGGTAGTTGTGAACCCAGATTCATACACATGGTACGAATCTCCACGCTTTACGCTACGCACAAACATCAACAGCGATGGAACCATCGACATTTTGTACTATGGCTATGGGGCTTTGGCCGCCAAGGTACCAAATGGCGCACAATTCAATAACCTTCCATAAATAAATCAATCATCGGTGATGGTCGCTCCCGAACATCGCTGATACGAAAGGAACCGAGATGCCAGCAATAGTCACAGCCTCACAGCTGAGAACGATTCTTGGCGTCTCGGTTTCCTTGTATTCGGATGCTCAGCTCGATTCATTTATCGATTCAGCTGAACAAACGATTTTGCCTTTACTGACCCAATACCAATCATCGGTGACATTTGCCAATGTGAGTGATTCCGTCATTTATTTCACTACACAACGGCCAAATTATTTTGTGCCGGGGCAGTCTGTTGTTGTAACCGGGGCCGGAACTTACAACGGAACTTATACAGTCACCGATGATCGGATTGAGCCATACACATTTACCGCAGCAACAGCCGCGGCTGATCGAACATACCCATTGCCGTTTATTCCTAACGCATTGGCTACCTTATCCGGTGGGTCAGCCGCGCAGCTGTACGCAAATACGCCACCAATTGAAAACGCAATTTTGGTTGTATCGGTTGAGATTTTTCAGAGCATTACAGCTCCCGGCAATCAAATCATGTCAGACACATTCCAGCCGCAACCATTCATTTTAGGTAGAAGTCTTACAAACAGAGTTATTGGCCTTTTGGGGCCATTTTTAGATGTCGAAACGATGGCACAATGACAATTGAATCAGCCATCCGCACGCCACTTAAAAACGCACTTTCGACAATTGCAGCGAATGTGTACAACGGAATTCCGGAGACAATGACGTCTCCAAGCATTTGTTTAATCCCGGATGCGCCGTATCTTGAGAGCCTACTCATCAACGGATCAACCACAAAAGTCAAAGTTAATTTGACCGTGACAGGCGTAGTTGGCTATTCAAACAATGCCGCAGCTTTAGACAATTTAGAACAGCTTATGATCAGCATTATAAGCACAATGCCAGCCGGCTACGAAGTCGGCAATGTCAATCAACCACAACCATTGGAAGTCGGTGCTGGTAAATACCTTACGGCCGATTTACAAGTAAGCACCTACTACACCAATTAAGGAGAAAATAAATTGCCAACAACGATCATTACCGGACGCGATTTAGCGTTCACAATTGCCACAGTTTCCTATGATGCACAAGCAACATCGGTGACACTTACAAATGAACACACGATTGAGACATACCAAACTTTAGACGGCCGCGCTTACAAGGCGATCGATGATTCCTGGACTTTAGATGTTGAAATGCTTGCAGATTGGGGCGCATCCGGTTCATTATTGGAAGCGATGTGGACAGCCTGCGAAAGCGCACCAAACACGACATTGGCAGTTTCATTAACAGCTGTAACAGGCGCGGTTTTTGCTTTCAACATCCTGCCTGTGTTTCCAACGGTCGGCGGTACAGCACCGGACGCACAAACCGTTTCAATGTCATTCCAAGTTGTCGGAACACCTACCGAAACCTTTAGCTAAGAAATAGAAACGGGAGCAAAAATGAAGCTAGCGATCACAATTGAATTCACGGCCGGGGACAGTGCAACATTTGTTGCATTGCCACCGGAGTGGATGAAATGGGAACAAAAGACAGGCAACACAATTCAACAGGTACAAGACAAGCTCGGCATTGCCGATTTGATGTTTTTGGCTTATCACGCCATGAAACGCGAATCCGGCGGCAAGCCTGTTAAACCTTTTGAAGCATGGTGTGAAACCGTAACGGACATAAAGATCGGGGACATTGATAGCCCAAAAGCTATCGATCCGGAAGCCTAAATCGTTTGATTTGGGAGTTAGCAATAGCGACCGGATTGTCACCGTCTCAATTTGAAACGGCCGAGGATGTATTGACAGCGATTGAGATACTGGAGAAGCGAAATGGAAACTGAGTCAATCACTTATGACAAAAGTGATTTGCGCGGAATTCTTAAAGCTTTTAAAGCTATGGATGAAAATGCCGTAGAGCAAGCAAAATCCGTTTCAAACGGTTTGGCTACCTATGTGCAAGGCAAAATTGTTGATGCGGCACTTACTCGAGATTTAGCTTCAATTAGAATTGCGACCGGTGCAAGAGTTTCAAAATCTTCAAAAATTGGTGAATTGTCCTTTGGATTTGCCTCGCAAAAATTTAGTGGAGGCGGCACAACTCAACAACTTTGGGCTGGTTACGAATTCGGATCAAACAAATTTAGGCAATTTCCAATCTGGTCAGGAAAATTTGGCCGCGGTTCGCGTGGATGGTTTATTTACCCAACACTTAGAGCTGAACAGCCTGCCATAATTGCCCAATGGGAAAATGCATTTACTAAGATTTTGAAGGAGTGGTGATGGCCGGTCAATCAAGAACGCTCAAATTATCAATTTTGGCCGATGTCGATCAGCTAAAAAAGAGTTTGAATACAAGCACCGATGATGTCGGTGGTTTTACGAATAAACTTGATGGTTTTGGAAAAATGGCGGGTGCAGCTTTTGCAGCTGCCGGGGTTGCTGCCGTTGCCTATGCTGGCAAATTGGCAATTGACGGCGTCAAAGCTGCAATTGAGGATGAAGCGGCTCAAGTAAGACTGGCCAATGCTTTAAAAAATACAGTTGGCGCAACTAGTGGCGCAATCAAATCGGCCGAAGATTGGATTTTGAAGCAATCTTTAGCTACTGGCATTGCAGACGATCAATACAGGCCGGCCTTAGAAAGAATCACTAGAAGTACAAAAAACATTGAGGAAGCTCAGAAACTCACAAATCTTGCAGCTGACATCGCAAAAGCCAAAAATCTTGATTTAGCCACCGTCGCAAATGCATTGGCAAAAGCCAACGACGGACAAACAGGCGCATTGAAAAAATTGGGAATTACTCTAGGAGACAATGCAACAAATCTACAAGAATACAACAAAGTTCAAAAACAATTAGAAAAGGCGCAATTAGACGCTAATTTTGCATTGCAAGAGTA